CAGATTCTATTCCCGCAATTTGTAAATGACCAAAGGCTACTTTAGTTCGTGTCTTCTCAATAAGTTCTTTTGATTTGTCTTCGTTGTCTGCACATATCCATGGCAGAAATAACACTTTATGGTCTTTGGTCAAAGATACTTCACAGGGGTCAGAGTATACTGTCACATGATCCATTCCCTTTGTCAATTCTTCCATTGAATTAACCTTGAGAGTATTCTTGTAATAGATGTCGTGGTTACCAACAATAATCCTGACATTTCCACCCATTTCCTTGAGAGGGTGAAAAAATATCTCTTTCATTGAATTGAGAGTTTTATAGTTGATGAATTTCCGTCTATCAACCACATCGCCCAAATGAATAACTTCTGTTATTCCTCTCTCTTTTAGAGTAGGAAAAAATGTATTTTCGTAGAACTTGCGAAAGAAGTCTAGAAACAAGAGACTATCGTTTCTAGCACCAAAGTGGGTGTCTGTCAGCAAAGCGATCTTCATACACAAGCTCTCATAAAGGCAGTCAGGGGAGATAGTTCTAAAATAGCATCATCTTTTTTCTTTGTTACTACTTTAGGTTTTTTCTTTGCTCTTTTCTTTTCCTCAAACTGATAGATGAAATCGTATATATTAGCACGTTTATCTACAGTCATCAAGGTTGCTCCTGCTGCTATACCACTCTGTTCACCAGCAGTCATATTTTCCATATCGGAATTATCTTCTATAGAATTATACTCATCCATTTGTTTGTATTTTATATAAAGTTGTTTCTTTTCTTTTTCGATTCTTCTTAGGAAGGCGTAGTATATAATCTGAGTGAAATAAGCAAATGGGTTTTTGGATTTTTCTGGATTAAAATTACTAGCGTACATCACACAATTTTCTATTCCATCACTTACCATCTCTTCACGAAATGCATAATTTATAAAATTTGGTCTATGAGATAATCTTTCTGCTATTTTGAGGAAACATTCACCTGCGTAATCTGGTAGTTGAGGTTTACGTTCATCTCCGTCATTAACTGACTTGAGATATTCACCTCTATATTCTCCCATGACTATTAGAAACTTTTCATTGTCTACATAATGTTGTTTTGTTCTTGGTCTAGCCATATGAATCCTTTAGTAGTAATTGTTGATAATATACTATTATAACAAGTTATATCGATAAAGTCAAGTGTTATTTTTTTGTTATTCTGATAATAAAGCCTTGACATTTTTGCCGTGGCATGGTATATTGACTCTGTAGTCATTGATAAATGAATGCAGCAGCAGCTAGTTAATCAAACTGTTTGTTACTTCTAATGATTCAAATTCATCCTCTCCCTCTTCTCTTCCCTGTTCTAGAAGTATTTCATTATACAGTTTTGTCATCTTCTTAGATAAACTTGTCATTGTCACCACATACTTTGCGGCTACAGGAATTATATCATCATCCGTATAAGGTATCCATTTCGTAAAACGAACCCCCTCCTCATCTTTTTCAAATACATGAGTTATTTGTATTGGATGCTTTAGATTAAAGAACCCATCGGTTGGTTTCAAGTACACAGCCAGAATTTCTTCTCCTGTCGAAAGTTTTATATATTTCCGTGATGCCATATTATCCTTTGAGATTTACTACATAGATTTTATAAGGAAATTGTTCAGAACTATAGATTTTTATTCTTTCCGAAAAGTGATTCAAAGTGTAGTTCTTTCTATCATTATAAGACAAATCATCAGAAATATCATAAAGACTTGCTGATTCTTTGGTATCTGACTTTCTCAGACCTCTACCTATCGATTGTAAGTTTCTAATACGACTCTTAGAAGGAGAAGCGAAAACAATGTTGTGAAGATTCCTAATGTTGATGCCGGTACTGTATACACCATAACTTGCACATATAATAGCATCCTTTTCCTTCTCGATAAGTTCTCTGACTTTTTCTCTTGTATCTGCATCTGTTCCTCCATAAACAAAAAAGATTTTTCTGGAAGGATCGATGATTTCTTCCAGTATTGAATGTAGAATATTACCATGTTTTTCAATCAACTGAAATAAAACTAATGTGTTTCCAGTTAGACCTTTTACCAAATTACAAATATAATTATTTCTCTTTGGGTGACTTACTAGAAAGTCTATTTCTTCTTGATAGTTCAGTTTTGATACTGTGATACATTCTTTTTTAGTATATTTAAGAATAAGACATTTTATAGCAATCGATGATAACGTCTTATTCTTGATAAGTTCTTTGGTGCTAGTCACTTTTTTTGTAGAACCAAACAACCCTTCAAGTATTAATTTATGTACTTCAACTTCATCTAATGTTCCTGTAGTTCCAATCCGATGAGGTGTATTTTCCAAATTCTTCATTATTGTAGTAAGAGAACGAGCTTTGTAAAGATGTGCTTCATCTCCTATTACCAAACTAAAATCACTAAAGAAATCCTTGTTCAGTCCATAAAGTGATTGCCATGTTGAAATGATGATTGGTTTGTCTGTCTCTTTCTCTTGACCACCAAATATTTTGTGGACGAAATTTTCGACCTCAAACGTTTTGTCTGCCTTTGCGTATGCCTCAAAGTCTGAATACATCTGACTTACTAATGAAAGAGTAGGAACAATGACCAATGATTTTTCAGGAAAGTAATATCGAATCAAATAGTAAATGATAAGAGATTTCCCAGAAGCAGTTGGTGACAATAATACACATCGTTTTTTGTCTATCGAATGTCTGACTGCAAGACTTTGGTAATCTCTGAGTTTGTATTCACAAGGAAATGATGTAAGAAAATTAAAGTATTCATCGTTGGATATTGGTTCAAGAATATCCCCTGTATTATCTATAATCTCATATTCACGGTCATTTGAAAATCTTTTTATCTCTGGAATAAGACCATAATAGATTCTGTTACTATCCATATTGAAAAGGTAAACGTATCCATCCCATTTTTTTCTTCTAAACATGGGCATGAACTGATAACCCTTTGGCCTGAATCTAAAATAATGATTCAACTCCATCTTCACATGAGGTTCACAGATAAGTCTAACGAATACCTCAGTATCCTTTTCCATCAATATCTGTGTGGTCATCCAAGACCTGCAACGAATTTTCTCCAATTGATTGCATTGTTGATGTGAAAACTTCTATTCTCGATCATAGAAAGAACAGATTTTAGATACTCAACTTTACCTTTTTGTCCGTTCATAATCTTTTCGGCCTTCTGTAAAACTTCATCAGCACCGACATAGTGGCGTTCTAACTCTGTCTTGGATACTCTAATGTTATGGTCAGGAGCCTTTCCGTTCTTAGAAATGACAACTTCCCATCGTTGCTGAAAGAGGACTTTCCAATGAGTTTCAAGGTCACTCATTTTTCGTTTCTCTTTAGAATAGATGTCTAGATATTTTTGGTGTACATTGGGTATGTTTAGAGACTCATTATCCAAGTCTTTGTCATCAATGTGAGCATCTTCTTCCCACATCAACATAATTTTTTCAAGTTCCATAATTTTAGTTATTCAGTAAATTCTTTATCTCATAATTTGTGTAACGAAATGTTGCTGTAGCAGTAAAATATTCAACATCAGTAGCAGCACTACTGAAATCCAAAGATGATATTGTTAATGGAAACGCTTCGTAGAAATGAAATTCCATTTGTGGATTCATTCCACTTGTTAAAATAGTAAGAACAATAGTAGATACTGTTCCACCTCTAGGAGTAAAATCAGTTTTTTCTTTAAGCAATCTATATTTTTCATGACCTTCAGCAAAACCTAATGCAATAATACGGTCATATATTTCAGTCCAGTTTTTTAAATGTTCATCAACTATAAAAGATACTGATAACTCTTCAAATGAAACATTGGAACCAGCATAAGGTATATTTGCAAATGGAGTGGCAATATCAACCGCATCTATAGAAACGCCGGGAACATTTACTGATTGACAAAACCAAGTAAGATGTGGAGCATCCTCTATCGATAGACGGAAACTTATATTGGAAAGATAATTTAAATTGTCTGGTACTTTGTTTGATGCGGCCATAGATTCCTTTTGTGTTATATTACTATTTATGTAACATTTTTTCAAACTCTGGATATGAGATATCTTTACCGACAAATACGAAATTATTATTTGGAAACTCTTCTTCTATTTTCCTATGTTGAACAATCCAATCTTGACTCTCAACATTAGAAATAGTCGTAGATGAACCAAGATAAACACCCGAACTTGTTTGATTGTGAAAATAATCATAACCCACACAATACAATGTTTCGTTTGGATTTTCCAAACAAGATATTCTCAGAGCAACTGTTTCTGTAATCCAATCATCATATTCATTTCCCCACCAATCAATGTTTTTTGTCAAATCGTTAGAATCTATCCAAAGAAAATACATCATTCCTTCGTGAGCAAATTGTATAAAATTTTCTGTGGTTGGTTCGTTCTCTGCGATTTTCATTCTCTTATCCGTAGTTTGTTTCATCATGTCATAATGAAAACTTGGAATGAGAGTAAAATTTCTGAAATGACAAACGTGTTTTTTGGTGTGACCGTTAGCGATAAGTTCTACAGTTATTCCAATATTCTCACTAACTAGATTATCTGGAATGACTCGATTGTAGATATAATCACAACCGTATGTAGTGTGGTTATTGAAGAGGGTTACATCGGAAATGGTTTTAGAATAACCATTACCTATTACTATCAACATTTTATTCTCACAAGAAAATGACTACAAACAAAAAAAGGGAGCAGATTTCTCTACTCCCTTTTACAATCCTACTATATGTAGGGAACGGATTACATCAAGTTGCTAATAGCAGCTTTTCTGTAATAAACGTTCAAGTGAGGATTGGTTCCAAGAACACCTGTCATACGACCAGTTGAAGCACTTGCATTTTCAGCAAATGGATTAGCAACTAGACCATAACGTGTCTTGAAAGCAATTTGTGGTTGAAAACTAGCTGAATCAACTGCACGAACCATTTGCAATGGAACGTAAGGACAGTAGAATATACCAGCATCCATAGGTGAATCACCCTTGTAACCAACACAATAGAACTCTTGTGCATTTGCATCTGCATAAGGATCAACATAAACTTTATATCGACCATTAAGAACACCAGCAAATGTGGAAGAGGATGTATCTGAATTAATATCAGTACTCATTGCAGGAGAATAATCCAACATTCCAGCCATTTGAAGGGCGGAAGCAACATCAGAAGATGTCATAAGGATATTTCCTTTACCTCTACGAGTGTCTTTACCAATCTGGTTAGCATCTTTTTCAATCTGCATCATCAGACCTTTGAATTTTTCAACCATCCAACGACCGTTAGAATCGGTGTCAAGGTCAAAAATTCCAGCAGTTGTTGTTCCAATTTGAGCACCAGCTGCAGCGTTTATGTAAATCTTACGAATTACTTCACGGTTGATCTCAACTAGGATTTCACTAGAAAGAATGTTAGCAAGTTCTGCTTCTGCATCCAATCCATGAACAGCACGTAAATCCTGTGCTAATTCCATAGAATACGAACCTTTAAGAGCTCGTGTACCAGCAGCGATAGAAATCTTCTCTATTGAGAAGGACATTTCACCAGCAATATCACCTTCACCACCGTCTGTTTCCAGAGCACTTGATGCGGAATATTCGTTACCAGTTTGTGCAGTACCATCAGCAGCTGTGATCAAAAGACCAGGCGTTTTAACTAAGTCACCAGATGAGTGTCCTGGCGTACCAGATTCACTTGCGACTGTATCAGCATTAACACCAGGCATTTCAGCTCCAGCCATTGTATTAACACGACTTTTGAGTGCGAAAATAAGACCTGTTGGCCCAGACATTGGTTGTACACCACAAACGTCATATGCAACTAACTGAGGCATAGCACGTCGAACCATTGAGATCAAAACTGGATCTGCAAAATTCAAACCTGCTGTTTGTACTGAGTTTCCAGCAACACCACCTAAAGATGGGTTAGTGGATGTCAAAGCGTTGAGTGTTGTTGGTGTTGCTTCCGACAATAAACCGCCACCAGATTGCATTGCTTGATCTTGAGCGTATTGGTGTTCTGTGTTCTCAAGACACATAGCTGTAACGGCACGTTTGTGACTATCCGTGATCTTAGGAAGATCTGGATGATCCAAAACTGGAGCCCACTTTTCAGATAAACTTTGTTCTAGTTTCATATTATTTTACTCCTATAATATGGATTAAAAAATTGTAATATTTAATTACGAGCAATAGCTTTGCTATATGCTTCCATAATGTTACCCATCTCAACAGGAGTTTCCTCTTGTTCTTCTGAACTAACATTTTCTTCACTGATAACTTCATCCTTTTTAACTTGACTAGGGAAATAACTTTCCTTAATCTGTTTTACTTTACTTTCAAAATCTTCAACATCGCCTTCTTCGATTGAAACACCTTCTGTAAGTGTCTTCAACTTTTCAGATTGTGTATCAGCAAGGTCATTACTAACTTCTTCGACAATCTTGTTTTTGCGATATTCGTTAAGTTCGCTTGTGACCTTAACATTTTCTTCGATTTTCCCATTTAACTTAGTTTCTAATTCCTCAACGCGGTCAAATAAGTTCTCAACCATGTCTACTTTTTCTTCTGGAACTTCGATGTAATGTTCTGTGAATAGACCTTTCAAACCAGTAATGAACTCTTCTGTAATTTCACTTCTAAGTGAACTGTCGAGTGCTAGTTCGTTTTCTTTCATCCATTCTTCAACAACATAATTCAAGTATCCGTCAACTTTTTCTGTCAACTCATCTCTAAAGGAGATGATTTCTTCTTGAAGATTCTTGTTGGATTCTTCTTCTAGTTCTTCGGTCTTTTGTGTTACAGCTTCCAAAACTTTCTGATAAACAGCTGCTTCAAAAATTGTAGAAGCTTTTGCTTTGAAATCTTCGGAAAGTTCTTCTCCCTGAACCAATGCTTCGATGTCTTCTTTGACATTGATTTCTGGAATATCAGATGGTTTTATCTTCTTTTTCTTTTTACCAACTTCATCTTTTTCGACATCAGAATCAGTTGGGGTTGGCCCACCTAAATCTTCTGCTTCAGCAACACCCATTAAATCGTTATACTTGGCGGTGACTTCTTCTTTTTTCATACCGTTAACTTTGTCAAACAATGCTTTGATCATTCCAGACTTAGTAGAAGGCATTTTATCTTCTTGGACTTCTTCCACTTTTGCTTCTGGAGTCTCAACAAGTTCATCCTGCTGTTCTACTTCTTCCAGAACTTCATCTTGGTTTGTAATTTCTTCGTTACTCATTTGAAACTCCTAAAAATTTATAGTAAATTGGTTCGTGTTAAT